TATCAATAAAGAACTTACATTATTAACTAAAAGGAGAGAGGCAAATGTATATCCGTTCAAACACGACTACAACATGGCAAGATAAAAGAATCAAGGCCATGAATAGAATAATAAAGAAAAATCATTTTAAAACAGAACACTTTATAGAAGAATATAATAGGGTTTGTGTTTCAAAAGCTAAAAACAAACAAGAATATAAAGGAGAGAATAAATGAATATAAATATACCTACACAAAAACTTTCTTTTTTAGGTCAATTAATGATTGAAGTATTACATGAACAAAAAGCTGTTGATGTAATTGGTTCAACATCTGATGATTTAGAAAGTCAAATAGATTGGATATTGAGGTCTTTAAAAAATAAAGATTATAAATCTTACGAAAATTTATTACAATCTAAAAATCATTTAGAAAAAACAAAAGGAGAGAATAATGACGAAACAATTTGTAGAAAATAAATTAGGCAATAAAATAAATTATGACCCTAATGGTAAAAAATATAGGTACTTTGTTGATGGCGACCCTAAATCAAGTGTAACTACTGTTATTAATAAAAGAACAAGACCTGATTTACAAAATTGGTATAAAGATAACAGATATAAAGCTATTAAAGAAATAATGCTTTCTGATAATCAACCATTAGATAAGATAAATAATTTTATTGATAAGGTAAAATTTATTGCAGAACAAAAAGAATCTTTTGGTAGAGAAATAGGAAGTCAATTACACGATTGGATTGATATATATTTTAAAAGTAAAACAGAACCAGCTTTACCTGAATCAGAACCATTAAGAACTATGGCTCAAAAATGGTTAAAGTTTTGGAAATCACAAAAGTTTAAAGTAGTTGCTAGTGAATTACCTTTGTATAGTTCTAAATTTGATTGTTGTGGAACTAATGATGTTATTGTAACTAAAGATTCTTGGAATGGTCAAAATGCAGTTTTAGATTGGAAAACAAGTAAAGATTATAGTTTTGAACAAGCTATCCAAGTTGAAATGTATAGACGATTTATAGAAGAAACAACCGACTTTAAAATACAAAAACTCGCTGTAGTAAATATACCAAAAGAACCTCAAAAAGAAGTTTCTATGTATATTATCAAAATAGACGAAAAATATTTTAAAGGCTTTAAAGCTATGAAATATATAGACAAGCTAGAAAGCGAATTTAATGCAGACTTAAAACAATGGAAAAAGGAGAACAAAAAAAATGCAAAATAAATCAAATAATGATTACTGTGCTTTAGATTTATACTTAAATCCGACAGGAAATAAATCGCCTAAATATGAATTTAAGGCAAATGCTGAAAGTCTATTTACTTGTAGCTTAACAAAGAAAAAATATAAGCTATCACAATTCAATGAATGGTATATGACAGAGGGAGTTCAAAACTTTGTCAAGCGAGGTCATACACCTAAATGGTATGCTAAAACTCAGATGATAGAAACTCCAAAACCATACGACAAAGGAGATACTCAAATGAAATTAAGTTATATTATGATTAAACCTTACAAACCTAGTGTTAATGTAGATGGATTAAAGCCTGTAGGTCAAACTATGCCACAGTACACACCACAACAAATGACTCAGGCTCAACCCTCTGCACCAGATCATGCTATGCCTGTTGAGAAAATGTCAGATATGGATGATGAGATTCCGTTTTAATGGCCAAACTATCTAAAACTCAAGAAGAACTTATTAGCGATTTCTATAACTTAAAAAAAGATTTCGCTATTAAGTTAGAGGAAATACAAGCATTGTATTTGGAAGTTAAACAACAAAGAAACTTAGCTGAAAAATATGAACTAGAGAACAAACATTTAAAACAACAAATAAAACAATTAGAACAAGAAGCAGAGGAGATGTTATTATACCCATGATTATATTTGGAAAAACTAAAAGTGATTGGAAAGTGTTAGAACTACATTATAGACGAGAATGGATTTGCTTTGTAGTAGGATTTATATTAGGAGTTATATTGATATGAGTTTAAGCGATCAGTTATATAAAAAATTAGAAGATGCCTCTAATGATTGGGCTGAGTGGCAAAAGAAAACTATTATTTTAGATGAGGGTAGAAAAGCAGTTTTTTCTTCATGTGTGATTAAACATAAAAAGTTAGTTAAGACTATGAGTGAGGCAGAACATGAAGCAAGAATAGACCCTGATTATAAAAATATTGTTCAACAATATGCTGAAGCTGAAAAAGAATTAATTAAAGCTAGATATAGATATACAAATATTGATAGGTATGTCAGCTTAAAACAATCAGAGTTAAAAAGAGATTTAGCTTTGAATAGTAAAGTTTAATGGATTCTACTAACGATATATTGATTTGCTCCCGATATATGAGTCTAGTAGATAGAGTGGTCAGGGAGACTTGGCCACTTGTTAAAAAGAATTTTGGGAAGAATAACGATAGTTTATATAAACGGCTATCACTTTGAATTGACCCAAAATAACTATGGGGTGGTTTTTATTTCTCTCTCTTTAACCACCCCTAGTTTCTAGTAATATCAAAATGTTTTAAATCAGTATCTTCGTGGATTCCTGTATAAGAATATTCGTAATTAATTAAATCTACATCACTTCGTTTTTTTATTTCTTCGACCATATCATTAACTTTAGTAAAGTATGGAAAAGTATCTATGAATCTAAAATTAACATAAGAACCATAAGGATTGTTATTGGTTTCTAATTGTAGTTCTAGGTCTGTTATAACGAAATCAACTTTTATATTGTCCATTAGGACACTATACTATTTCTTACGCATGATGTCTGCACCTTTAAGACCATAGATCGCAGAAACTACTCCAATAAAAATAGCTTGATACCAATAAGGTAAATCTTTAAAATACTGAAAAAATAAATCTAATTTATTACGTATGTCAGGGTCGTCAGAGAAAACAGAATAACCCAATAACAAAATAGGCAAAGATACAAGAACAAGGACAAATTCGTCTTTCCAACCATTGTCATTACTTTCAATAACTTTTGCTTTATATTCAATTTCGCCTTTCGCCATTTGCTCTGCATGACGCATCTGAGCATCTGACAATAATTGTTTTGTTCGTTGTTTATTTTGGTATAGCTTAGCCCCTGTCTTTACACCTAAACTTAATAAATTCAACCACATTTTAATTCCTTTGCTAATTCACAATAATGAATTATTTTATCATATCTTTCTTTAGGATTCTCGCCCTTTTTATTCCTAACTGCATATTTAACTATATTGCCATCTATGAAGTCTAAATTATGTGAAATTATTAATTCTATAGGCTGTATTTTGCCTTTATAATGATTGCCACCTATTTGCTTATCTATGGCTCTCTGTGTGGCTCTATGGCGTTTTAAAGAGGGTTTTTTCATCTATATATAGATGTTTCCGTCCCAAGAACCATTTTTCTTTAAATACATGGGTGTCAGATGTGGCATACCATCAGTAATCAATCCACAAGATAGAATTGGTTTTTTTAAATTTAGCTTCATGTAAGACATACTTAGGGCTTTGACATCAACGAGACAACCGACAGTCATGCCGAAGTTTAAATGAAAATCATTACCTACAAATTTAATTTCACTACGAGTATGTGCATGGCCTTGAACTACTGACATAGAATATTGAGCAACAGCTTTACCAATATCAGCAGAAAAGTAATGACCAAATAAAACTCTACCTTTATCAGTATTAATAAAATGTTTTTCTTTCCATTCCCAACCTTTGCCAACTTCCCATATTTGATTATATGATTTTATAAAACTTCTTGTCATGCCTTTAGCTATTGCTCTACGATAAACCATAGAACCATGATTGGATTCTAAAATAGTCATATTAGGAAATAGTTTATATAATTTTTGAATATCTTTTTTTGCTAATTCGTATTCATCTTTTGGGCTAGGTAAGTCAGGGTCAATAACATGGTTCACATTGATAGAGTGCATATCGGCTTCATCTCCGATATGAATTACAGTTGTAGGTTTGTATTTTTTTTTTAATTTAGAAAGAAATCCGTACCAATCTTTGTGTGCAAATGGAAAATGACAATCACTTATAATTAAAACTCTTTTATGATTCATGCAATTATGTGTTGTATATTATTTTGATAAAAAGTAAAGCACTTGGGCTATGAACAATAAAGCTACAGCACCAACTCCATACATAATTAAATTGTTCAGGCTATCAAATTTCTTATCTAACTTTTCATCAATCTTTTCTATATCTTCGTGCATATGAGCAAGATGATTGTTTTTAATTGTTGAAATATCTTTTTTTAATCCTGTAACATGACCATACAACGATACGATATGTTCGCCTGTTGTCTTTGGTCTCTTAGTCATTAGCTTTGATCTACTTTCTCTAGGATTAATTCAAATCCAGCACTAACTGATGATGTAGCTGAAGCTTTAGCAACTAATTCTAAATCTGTTTTTTCTGTAAATTTTATAGGCACGATATAATTCTTTTCTACAAATCCACCTCTTGTAGTTATAAATGCTTTTGTGTTCCAAACATTACCATTGTCTATTTCTTTTGAAATAAATCTAATTTCATTTTCTAAATCTTTAGAACTACCTAAATCTATTTGCATCAAGTAGGCATTGTATTTTCTAGGAATAGTATAAACACACATTAAAGTTTGGCCATAACCAGCACGAATTTG